TTGCCTACGGCTACAGAACTGCCTTCATTATTAAAGCTGAAGATAGTGCCCAATCTATAGAGAACGCTATAGTTGACAAGTTGGGAGAAAATAGTGTAAAGTGGGACACAACGGGATTTTACGATAAACGTCGTAAATTCATAACCTATGAGGAGGTTATAAATGATCGAGGACCTATACAAACAAAAAAAGTCCTTGGAGTTGAGCTGGGAGCAGGAACACCTTAACGAAGGTAAATATACTCTCAACATGGTCAGAATTGATGACAAAATTAGAGAAGTCATCACTTTGATTAAGCTGGAAGAAGCTAGAATTGCAGATAGAGAAAATGCAATTATTAATTCAGCTCCAGAAGTGTCAGTAGCCACTTAATAAAACGCTACATTTCCGAAACAATCTTTCGACGACAGTATCGCTTGCACTATGCGTAAATCTACGCTATATTTAAATCAGTATACAATTATTAACCGAATCTAGACGCGTATACTCGACGGCCTAGAGACTAGATTCACAAACTAGGAGAATTAATTATGGCACAAACACTATTTAGAGGACCCGTCTTAGTTGGTAAGAAAAACGAAGCAGGCGTAACTGGATATAATATTACACCAAAAGAATCCGCTTACACTGTCGTTATTACTACTGATTCAGGACAAACCTTTACATCAAAAACTGATGGTACTGTGTTCACTCTTCCAGCAATTGCAATTGGAAATGTATTTACATTTGTTAATACTGCAACTGATGGAGCTAACACTTTTACTATTAGTCCTAATGCTAGTGATGGTATTTTGTATGCAGGATCTTTAACAGACAATAAAGATTTAATTAATACAAAAGCAACATCAAAAGTTGGGGATTTTGTAAAAATAGCGTCTTTAAATTCTACTGCCCATTGGACAGTAGTTGAGGCTCAAGGTACTTGGGCTAAAGAATCGTAAGATTCATAATTGTGGGCTCCTTCGGGAGCTCACAGAATAAGGAAAAAATATGGCAATAACATCAAATGTTAAACAAACTATACCTTTAACCGGAGATGGTTTAGCTCAGAAATATGTGGGCGCAAGCGCCACTACTATTACTAAAGCTAGAATCATGAATGTCTATGGTCAAGCAAGTGCAGCTGACGCTGAAATAAAAATTTATAATGAAGCTGATAGTTCAAAAACAGCTAAAGCATTAGTATTTCACGTTAAGTTTTCAAATGCGGATAACCATGGTCAAAGTTTCACAATTCCTGGAGAAGGTATTTACTGTAATGCAGGAATGTACGTTGATTTAACAAACTGCGATTTCTGTACGATTATTGGTACATTTACATAAGAGGTAGCCAATGGCGAACACTACTTCTGGTACATATGTTTTTGATAAGAACTATGCGATCGATGATGTAATCATGGAAGCATACGAAAGAATAGGTCTTGTCGGAACTGCTGGAAATCAAATCCGATCAGCTAAAAGATCTTTAAATGTTTTATTCTCTGAATGGGGAAATAGAGGACTTCATTATTGGGAAGTAGGAACTACAAACGTTACTTTAGTTGAAGGTCAAGCCGAATATAAATTTTACAGATCAACAGGAGATGGAACAAGTGCTCCTTCTGTAGATGATACAGGAACAGCTGATACTTCTATTTATGGAATTACTGACATTTTGCAATGTTCTTTTCGTCAATACAATAATAACAGCGGTGGAACTCAAGCAGATACTACCATGACTAAAATAGATAGATCTACTTATTCTGGTTATGGAAACAAAACAGTGAAAAGTACTCCATCTAATTTCTGGGTTCAAAGATTTATAGCCCACACTACATTAACTATTTATCCTACAGCTAATGCATCTGCTGCAGGATCAGCAAACAAATTAAAAATTTTTTATCAAAAAAGAATTCAAGACGTGGGGGCATTTACAAATGCAACTCAAGTCCCTTATAGATTTGTTCCTTGTATGACTGCTGGATTAGCTTTTTATTTATCACAAAAGTTTTCTCCACAAAGAACACAAGAAATGAAATTATTATACGAAGATGAGTTAGCTAGAGCTTTAGCAGAGGACGGGTCAGCTTCTAGCACGTACATAACTCCTAAAAACTATTACCCAGCAATAACATAATGGCATCTTTTTCATCAGGCAAACATGCATTAATGATTTCAGATCGTTCAGGTGTGGCATTTCCTTATAGAGAAATGGTACAAGAGTGGACTGGAATGTGGGTACATACTTCTGAATTTGAACCTAAACAACCTCAATTAGAACCAAGACCTATTGTTGGAGATCCTCAAGGACTGCCTCATATTAGACCATCAAGAAAAGCTTTTGCAACTCCAGTGGTTTTAAACAACAATCCGTTTACTACAACTGCAAGTAACACAAGTGTTACGGTTAAATGTGAAAATCAACCTTGGTCTACAAATGATTATATTAGATTTACAAATGTTGAAAGAGCTGTAGGTGGCGTTGCTAAATCTACTTTAGAATTAACAACTACTTTAAATGGAGCCATAAGCTCAAGTGCAACAAGTTTAGTATTAGCAGATTCTTCACAATTTGTAGCTCCTGGTTATATTTGTATTCAATTATTTGATAGCGATGGAAATGATGTAAGTGAAACAATTTACTATACAACAAATACTACAGGATCAAATACTTTATCCGGGCTAACTCGGGGAACGGCCGCTACTATTAATGGAGTCACTCCTGAGTCAACTACGGCAGCTGCTCATAGCAGTGGAGCTAAAGTTTATGGCTCTTATAAAATTACAAGACAAACTACAACGGAAAAAATAGCTTCCCCTCCAAGCACTCTTACTGTAAGTAATAGTTTTACGTTTAGTTTAAAAAACAATGCGTCTAGTGCAGAAACAGGTGGAGGATTTTTCTGCTTTGGTGGACCAGTAAACATGAGACCTTAATATGATTAAATATATAAAAGATTTATGGCATAAATGGTTTGGTAAAAAAGAATTTGTAGTAGAAGCTGCATCTGCTCCTAAACCAGAACACTGCAGTGCTCATAATAGATTTAAAAAAAGTTGTCCCGTTTGTGTGGAGGTGGTTAAATAATGCCAGGATTAAGCGCATCAGGATTAATTACACAAATTAGAAGTTACACTGAAGTAAGTGATACAGTTCTTACAAGCGCTGTTTTAGAGAATATTATTTTAAATGCTCAACAAAGAATCATGTATGATGTTCCTATTGATGCAGATAGAAGAACTCAAACTGGAAGTTTAGTAGCTGGTCAACAACAAATTAATGCTCCAGCAGGAGCTCTATTTATTAGGGGTGTTCAAGTTTATGATTCTACATCAGCAACCACTGGAGATAACAGATGGTTATTAAGAAGAGATTTAACGTTTTTACAGGAATATATACCTTCTACAGCTAGTTCTAAAAGAGGATGGCCTAAATATTATGCAGTATCAGACATAGATCCTCCTACAGGATATAGTGATACTACGTCTGGAAGGATACATTTTGCGCCAGTTCCTGATTCAGCTTATACTTTTCAGGTCCATTTTAATAAGGCACCTGACCTATTAGAAGGAAGTGGGACTAATTATATTAGCTTGAATTTCCCTCAAGGTTTATTATACTGCTGTTTAGCTGAGACTTATGGCTTTTTAAAAGGTCCAGCAGACATGTTGACTTTATACGAACAAAAGTATAAAGAAGAAGTACAGAAGTTTGCTTCACAGCAAATTGGAAGAAGACGAAGAGACGATTACACGGATGGTACAGTGAGAATTCCAATCGAGTCACCGCCTCAGTAATTAGGAGATTAAATTATGGCAAATACATCGGCAATGTGCACAAGTTTCAAACAAGAGATCTTGGTTGCAACACACAATTTTACAGCATCAACTGGTAACACTTTTAAAATTGCATTGTATGACAGCTCAGCGACTTTAGGAGCTTCTTCAACTGCTTATTCTTCTTCAGAAGAAATTACAAATACCTCAGGTACAGCTTACACAGCTGGAGGTGCTACACTAACAAGCGTAACTCCAACAACTTCAGGAACCACAGCATTTTGTGATTTTGCTCCTGACATTTCTTGGACATCAGCTTCATTTACTGCGAACGCAGCTTTAATCTACAACTCAAGTGCATCCAACAAAGCGGTTGCTGCAATTGCGTTTGGTGGAGACAAAACTGTTACTAACGGTACATTTACAATTCAATTTCCGACAGCGGACGCTAGCGACGCGATAATCAGAATCGCATAAGGAGGTAGATCCTTATGGCCGATCAAATCTTTTCGGTTGACGGTGTTCAGGGTATAGTTAACCCTACACGTTGGAATGCTCAAAATACACCCTATGGAGAAGGCGCTTGGAATACAGGTGGCTTTACAGTTCAAGATGTTATCCCAGGATGGGGTCATCTAGCTTGGGGTCGTGCTAATTGGGGCGACTTAGATATTTACGAAGAAGGTTGGGGAAGAAGTACTTGGGGCAATGAGCCTTGGGGCGGTACTCATAATAAAAACGTTTTACTTACAGGTTTATCTGCAACAGCATCCGTTGGTTCTATAACACCAGTAGATCAAGTAATGGGATTAACAGGTCAGTCAGCAACTGGCTCTGTTGGAACTATTGCTCCTGCAGATGTAATGGGATTAACCGGTGTAAGCGCAACTGGTTCTGTTGGATCTATTGCACCAGCAGAAATGTCTGTTGGATTAACGGGAGTTAGTGCAAGTGGCTCTGTTGGATCTATTGCTCCTGCAGATGTAATGGGCTTAACAGGTGTAGAAGGAACTGGCGGAATTGGTAGTGTAATAATTCCAAACGTTGGAGTTCCGTTAACCGGGGTCAGTGGTACAGGAAATGTTGGCACACCAGATATTATTTCATTCCCAGTTATTGAACCAGCAGGATTCCAAGCAACAGCTTCTTTAGGAACAGTTATTATACCTAATGATGCAGCATTAATTAGTGGAGTATCAGCTACAGGATCAGTTGGAGATATTGCTCCAGCAGATGTCATGGGCTTAACAGGAGTATCTGCTACTGGTGGAGTAGGTAGTGTAATCTGTGAATCTAAATATAGTTTATCTGGAGTTTCAGGAACAGGCGCTGTAGGTACACTTTCACCTACAGAACAAACAGTAGGACTAACTGGTCAAGAAGGTACAGGAGCAGTTGGAACACCTGGAATTCTTCATTATGCGGATATTGACACAGGTTCAAATACATCATATAGTGATGCTTCAACGGGTTCGAATAGTTCATATTCGAATGTTGCATCAGGATCAAATACCAGCTATACAGATGTAGAAGAAGCTGCTTAATAAAATTTTAGGAGATTAATTTATGGCATCAACATATACCCCTCTCGGCGTAGAGAAAATGGCAACTGGCGAAAATGCCGGTACATGGGGAACAAAAACAAATACTAACTTAGAGATTATCGAACAGATATCGGGTGGTTATACTACTCAAGCTGTTTCAGATTCCGGCGATACTACTTTATCAGTATCTGATGGATCAACAGGTGCAACACTTGCACATAGAGTTATAGAATTTACAGGATCACTTACAGGATCAAGAAACGTAACGATCCCTTTAGACGTACAAGACTTTTATATTTTAAAAAACGCAACATCAGGATCTCAAACAGTTGTATTTAAATATGTAACAGGTTCTGGAGACAGTGCTACAGTTCCAAATGGTAAAACTGTAATTGTATATGCAAAAGCAGATGATGGCACAAATCCAAATATTGCTTTGCAAGCATTTGGAGGGGATGTTGTAGATGATACATCACCACAATTAGGTGGAGACTTAGATTGTAACAGTTATGATATTTTATTTGATGACAATACTGGAATTAGAGATGATTCTGATAATGAACAATTAACTTTCCAAAAAACATCTTCAGCAGTTAA